CGCAAATAGACAGGCACTTCGGGACAATACTCGGCGATGCTTGTGAGCATCACCCGCAAACCTTTGCCATGTACCGTGCTGATGCATATCGGTGAGATCACTTCTTAGGCTTCTTGGCAGTCTTGGCCGCCAACTTAAAGTCAGCAGCAGATGGCGCTGCCTTGCTGCCGACTTTGTTCATCTTCTCGCCACTGCCTTTGGCTATCCGAGCCTGCTTTGCGTTGATATTGGCGTACAAGCCAGGCTTAGTCTTCATTTTTCATCCCAATCTTGATTGTCAGCAATGACTCAGGCTCTTCGCCTTCGCTCTCACCCTCTTCGTCCACCACCCAAGCCGAGCAGGTGCGGCTGGACGCGCACTTGAAGTCGAATATCTCGCAGTAACCCAAGTCACCGGCATCAATCACCGCCCATGGGTCGCCCTCTTCGCCAATGCCATTTGCAATGCACTCCAGCATGGAATCATCTTGGTTGAACGCCGCGCAGTTACCGCAACGGCTCATCTTGGCATCCTCCTCGGACACATCCCACTCAGCCGCCATCTCCATCCAATACTGCTTGTTTGGCAGCTTGGGGTTCTCCGGACCGTAGTTCGCAGAGTCAATAGCCTTGGCGCGATTCTTCAAGTTCAGCGTAATGTCTTGCGTTGCCATCGGACAGCTCTCGCCGCCGTCCTCATAGCCTTCGTCCTGATCCATGGCCTGATCCATGGTGCGTTTTAGGGTAGCCATTAACGCATCCCCTTGGTCTTCATGTTCTTAGCTGTACGCGCACCGCGCATGGGCATCTTGGCTTCGGACAGCGCGATGGCGATAGCCTGCTTGGGACTCTTGACTACTTTGCCGCCTTTACCAGAATGCAATGTGCCAGCTTTGTACTCGCCCATCACTTTGCCAACCTTCTTTGCTGCCTTGGTCATCTTCATAATTTACCCCTTAAAGAATTAGGTGTTGGCGCAGGGAGTTCTGGGTTGAATCCAACCTAGAGCAAACTGCTTTTAGAAGACCCAGTTACTATGCGCCAACGAATTCGTATTATGCAACCCTTGAGAGGTTTCTTTTCAACGGTTGCGCCCAGTTGTTGCCAGCCTTACTTCCCATCATGCCGATCACCGCATCAGACGCAAACGTCAAACAAAACGCATCAGCCTTGTCTGGCGATGCTAAACCCCGCTTCTTGATCTCATCTTTGCTCTCAATCTGAATCTTGCCGTTACTCGTAAACATATACCGTACGGTAGCCAACTCAGCAATCAGCAGCTCATCCTTTGGCAGCCGACAGTCGCGCTGCTCCAACCACGCCTTGGCCTTGTACCAAAGTTCAGCCTTCAGATTCCTGTAAGTACCACCCATGGCAGGTGACTCGGCCACGTTGATGCCTCTGGCCGGTAGCTTCAACTCCCGCAGACGGTCAACCACGCCAGCGCCAAGTCCAATGCTGTCAACCAGTATCTCCTCTGGCCGATCCCCTGGCGCCAAAGCCTCGTACTCGGCCACCACCGCGCCGGTCAACTGCATCAGGTCTAAGTTTTTCCAAGTCTTGATCGGCTCAGTCACCGCGTTACCACGCCGCTTGCACAGTGCCGAACGGTCAGAGCCAAAGCGTGCAACGTCCAACCCCCACACCAGCGGCGCGTAAGGCGATGCCACCACATCCCGATTCATCGCCAAGTCCAGCAATTCCATGGGGATGACGGTATCTTCGTCAGACTTCGGAAACTCACCCAGCACGCGAATCCGGTAAGCATTGGATTCCTCGCCGTAGCGTGACTTCATCTCCTCAATGTAAGCCTCACTCACCCGCGGCGAGTCGGCGCAGGACACCTTCATCGTCACCCAATCTCCCGCCAGACGGTTATGTGTGTCGTAAAAGAATCCGCTGGAACGCACAGGGTTGCCAAGTAGTAGCGTGACGGCGTTGTGGCCGGACATCGAGCCAGATGCCGCCTCAAACACCTTCTCAGGTATGCCGGATGCCTCATCACCCACCAGCATCACATGGTCAGAGTGGACACCTTGCAGCGCCTCTGGCTGCTCGGCACGCGATGTTCTGGCTGAGATAAACGCCTCTTCGTTAGCGCCAATCACCTCAATACGGTCCTGCTTTACGTCCAACATATCAGCCAGCATCGGCGGCAGCACCTTCACCCAACGCTTAACCTCCGCAAACAATGCGTCATACAACTGGCTGCTTGTCGGCGCAGTCACCACCACCTTCACCGGAAAGCGCAGCAGCAGATACCAAATCATCGCCCAAGCTGATGCCGTACTCTTTCCCACACCGTGACCTGATCTCACGCTGATGCGCCTGCTTCCTGACGCGATGTGATTCAAGAATTCCACCTGCCATGGGTCAGGCTCAGTGTTAAGCACCTCTCTGACAAACAGCACCGGATTATTCTTATAGAGCTTGACGAATTCGACAAAAGGGTTATTCGCCAGCAAATCATCAGAATTTTTTTTCGGGACGCGCTTCTTTGCGGCAGTGGGGGTAGGGGGTAGGGTCATGTGGTTAGGCCGGTGGGATTCGGTAGGTGTTCGGTTGCATCATCAGTCGCCCCCGCCGCAAAGCGCAAGGGGGGGGCATCGCGCCGCGCCAGCCAGCAGGACGGCCACCGCAGCCACTTGACAGTGTAAAAGTTATCCACATACCACTATTCATGCAAGTCCTTGATTCATATACACACTTACAGAACGCTGACAATATCCATTTAACACGATGTCCATTATGTTAAGTCAATTGTGGATAACTGGCCTGTTTCTGCTCAATCAGCAGGCACTTTGCAGTTATGCACAGGCCAATGTGCTTAACCATTGCGATTATCTGTGGATAAGTCATCGACAACCTCGACATGGCGCAGTGCCGCCATGCGTAAGTCCTGTATGTTGATGTTGACCGAGGCGGCTTTTTGTAAGCCGTAAGTCTTCTGATCCCACCTTTCGGCCAGCCACTGCCTGGTTCGGATGCGCTGGACATCGCGCTGCGGGTTGCTGTCGGCCATGCTGTCAGCAATGTCCAGAGTCTCCACCGCGAGTTTATCGGCGGCTTTCGCACGCGCACGCGCAATTATAGTGGGATCAGTATCTTCGATCCATTGCTCAAGCGCCCTGCGCCCGATGCCAAGTTCGTAGCAAATCTGAGTCTGAGACTTTCCTGCCTCAAACATCGAGACGATCATGTCATCTGGCAAATCTTCAAGCAGCGCTATGTCTTGCTTGAATTTCGGTCTTCCTGCCATGCTTAAACCCGCCCTAGAGCTGTTTTAACGCGCTGGACGACATCCAGTACCCATTTCTTGATCAAGTCAGCTAATCGCTTTATTTGTTCCATGTTTGTATTTCTCCGCTTGTTTGCTGTCGAATTTCATTTCCGGTTGACCACCTTCAAATGCATGAAGATCGTTTTCTAAGTCATCAAAGCCTGATTGTCCACCGAATTTCTCGTTTGCTTTGAAGTTCACCACCTTGGCTGTTGGATCAAACGCCTTGACCTTGATGATCTGTTGAACCATGGGATCGTTGAAGATCACCTCCAACTCTTCCATTGCCCAGATGAACTTGTTGTCCAGTTCCTGTCTTTCGCGCTGCATAGCCACAGCTTCGTTGACTGTTCTGACGATCACCATGACCTGATCGTTTTGCATCTTCCACTCGATTCTCGGAATGCTGTCGCTGGCTGGAGTTATCCCTTGATCGGTTGCCCACTGATCGAGCACTGCATACGCCCTGATCATTCCCGCCAGACTTGAATCGAATTTCTCTTTGTCCTTTGACCATGCTGCCTTATGCACTCTGCCGGTCTGAATCCAGAATTTCTCTCTAAGTTGACTGTCTACTAAAGTAATCAATCGATTTTCACCCCATTTTCTGTCGCTGACTGCTTTCGCAGCCTCCAACTCCACCAGTTTGGATTGAACGTGAATCGTCCACGCATCTGCTTGTGGGCTTGGACTCGTTGCTGCTGGATGCTGTTTGCTTTTTGCTTTCGTTGCCATTTCGGTTTTCCTTGGTTTATTGTCAATTGGTAACACACATGGGGTAACAAACCACCGAGTCATAGACTCTCGGTTTGTTCCTGTTACCTTGTGCGGAACAAACAGGTATCGTTTGTACCTTGTTTGTTACCTGTTACCTGTCTATTCATACAGTATCAGAATGATTCGCCTGATTCGCTTTTGGGTGTCAGCCACGCAAATCCACCGCTGATATCGCCGCGCTTGTACTTTGGCAGGTCTTTCCTGATGCGTCCCCATGCCACTTTGAAGCTGTCCTTATCCTCATCAGTGCAGCCCATCTTTGACCACAATTCGTCCTTCCAGTACCTCAACTCCACCGCCATCCGCTGTGACCCCTCGATCAGCTTTAAGAATCCATTCTTCTTAATTGCTATTTCTAGACATTGGAGTGACAAGATTTGATTTTGTCCAAAACCCGCGTTGCTTTTGGTGTCCTTTTTTATCGCCTCATACTGTCCAAGCTCACTTGGATTGACGGCCAAACTAGTTTGCGGATCACCTATCTGGAGTGTTCCGGCTGGCGCTGAAAGCTCCACCGTGACCATCTCAAAGCCATAGCGTTCATTGTCTGATCCGTCTTTCTGCTTGGCGATCCGCACCAAACCCTTCATAGAGTCCTCAATACGCAGCAACTCCAACTCGGTATCTACGGCTGCAAGCAAACTTGACGAACCCCGCATCCCGCGACTACTGTCCTTCCCGCTGTGATGGATAAACAACAACCCTGCGCCTTGCACTATCTTCTGTATGTGTCCACAGGTCACCACAAACTGCATCATGTCCGAGGCCGAGTTCTCGTCCCCTCCACCAAAGGCTCTGGCCAGCGTATCTATGACGATCTGCTTGAATTCGATGCCTGACTGCTGCACCAATATCTCCACGGCTAGCACCAGCGCGTTGAAGTCCTCGATGCTCGATCTGAGGTTGAGTTGGTGGCGTATGACGTAGATCGGTGCGCCGTCCTCTGTTTGGTGGTGGATTTTGAGAGCCTTGATCCGAGCGCCGATACCGCCAAAGCCCTCGCCTGCGATGTACAGCACCGCGCCAGCCTCTGTCACCTCTTTGCCCATCCACGGCCTGCCGGTAGCTATGCTGTGGGCAATGTCCAAGGCGATGAACGACTTGAATGAGCCAGGCGGTCCGTAGAGCGCACTGAACGCACCTTGTGGCAACACGCCATGAATCAACCACTTCACCGGCTCGTCTTGTATTGAGTCCCAATGCTCGATGGCAATCTGCTTGCCGATCTTGGCTGGCTCTTTTGGTGGCGCTGGCTCTGCCTCGAATTCCTTTGCGATGTCCTCGGTTGCCGGTGTTGCTACTTGCACTGAATTGATGATCGGATTCAACCTTTCGGGCATTGTTACCTGATCAACCGTTGTGATGATTGGCGCTGCCTTGACCAACGCCACCAGCTTGTCGCGGCTGCTGCCGATCATCATGTTCGGGTCATGCGACTCAATGAATTCGTAGGCATCATCGCCTTGGCCTTGCAGGCCGAGGTCAACTACCTTGACTGACTTGGCGATGGGCAGTATTGCTTCGGCTGCCTTGTGCGCGTACTGCCAGCCAGGCACATCGTTGTCCGGCAGGATGATCACCTGAGCACCGGCAAAATACTCGGTGATGGCGGCAGGCCAACTGCCAGCGCCAGTATGCGCGGTGCTGGCGATCATGCCAATTGACTTGATGGCATCGGCGGCCTTCTCACCCTCCACCAAGAAGATGTTGCGTCCGGCTGTCTTCGCGTCCAGTAATGCGGGCAAGTCATAAGGGACTATGCGTGCGTCTGACAGTGAGCTTTGCTTTCTGCCGTGTTCATCAATCTTGTAGAGCCGGTAAGTCTTGCCTGACTCGCCAACCTTTAGCCTTTGCTTAACGAACACCGGCTGTCGGTGCTCATCGGTGTATATCCACTCCTGCTGAAACTCCACTTTGGGTATCGGCTTGATGTTGGCCAAAGGGTCTGGCCTCTCCAAGAGTTCCGGCAACAGGTTCAGTGCTCTGATGGTGTGAAAGACATCTTCCTGTGAGCACCCACCGTGACAGTGGAAGAGAGGCTTGCCCTCGTCATTGATGTCGATGCTGAGTGATGGATTCTTGTCACCGTTGCCTTTACCGTGACTCGGTACAGGGCATGATGCCACCCATTGACCGTTTGCTTTCTTCGCGTTGCCGAGCTGCTTGGCTATTTGTTCTGCTTGCATATTGCCTCTACTTCTTGTATGCGTTGTCCGATCCACGCCATCACAGGCACTGCCATGCTGTTGCCCAAGGCTTTGTACCTTGGACCGTCTGGCGTTGGCTTGCCCTTAGCTTGGATGTCGGTGTAGTTATCGCCAAAGCCCTGCAATCTCTCGCATTCAACAGGGGTCAAACGGCGCACTGCCATGGCTTGTCTTATGCCAAGCCCACCGGCATTTTGAGTAACCCCATATCCTTTAGTTGTCATGGCTGGTGCAGTTTGAGTTTCTTTAATAGCATGGAAATTTTCTTCAAATCCAATGGGTTGCAATATCGCCGTACCTCCT